ATAAACCTTAAGAATTCCCAAATTTCTCAACTTCTTTCTGATTCCACTGATAAGATGAATGAGAATCAAACACTTACGGAGGAATCAGATAAACTTCAACAAACATTAAAAGATTTGGAGGATTATTCAACAAAACTCCGTGAGTTTGGTAACGTAAAGGGGAAGTTAACTCAACAGATCTCTATGGTTATGGAAAACCACAAGTTTTTCTCAAAGAATTCGGTTTGTCCAACCTGTGATCAAAACATTGAAGAAACTTTTCGTGTAAATAGAATTGAAGACTCCCAAGATAAAGCAAAAGGATTGACGATTGAGATTGAAAAGATCCAACAGGCAATCAAAGAGGAAGAGTTGAGGGAGTCTAAATTCACCAAAACATCAGGAGAGATTTCTAAACTACTGAATGGCATTACTAAAAACAATACTTACATCTCTGGTTGTCAGAGGCAGATTAAACAACTTGAATCTGAAATTCAAACAATTGCCAAGCAACTTGAAGAACGAAATACTGAACATAAAAAACTTGAAGAGTTCAGAGACGGTCTTCAATTCACCTATCAGGAGTTAGGATCCAAAAAAGAAAACATCTCTTACTATGATTTTACATACAATCTCTTAAAAGATGGAGGAGTAAAAACTAAAATCATTAAGAAGTATTTGCCTCTGATTAATCAATCAGTAAACAAGTATCTCCAGATGATGGATTTCTACATCAACTTTCAACTCGACGAGGAATTCAATGAGACCATTGAGTCTCCAATCCATGAGGACTTCTCTTACTCGTCGTTTAGTGAAGGAGAAAAGATGAGAATTGATTTGGCACTTCTTTTCACATGGAGAGAAGTTGCTAGGTTCAAGAATTCAGTCAACACCAACCTTTTGATTATGGATGAAGTTTTTGATTCATCACTTGATGGTTTTGGAACAGAAGAATTCTTGAAGATTATTCGTTATCAAATTACAGATGCAAACATTTTCGTAATCTCACACAAATCAGGAATGGAAGAAAAGTTTGAGTCCGTAATGCGTTTTGAAAAGACCAAAGGTTTTAGCCATTTGGTTAGTTAAACTATTCACGATTGAAGGAGGTTATCATGAAAAACCTAATTTCTTACAATGAACTTTCAGAATGGAATTGGAAAGATGAGGAAACATTAGACGAGAGACAAAGACAAGTTTCCGATTATTTCCAGTGTATTGCAGAATGTGGAATTGTTGATCATGATGCTAAACGATTTTGTAGACACATTCTAACCGTTAACTAAACTATCGGATAAAGGCCCCTTAGATCCCCCAGAGAAGATTCTTTGGGGGTTTATTGTGCCAGTTTCTAAATTGTTAAGGGTTGTTCAAAACCAGGCAAAAATCAAGTTAGAATGATAAAACCAAAAGATCCACACAATGCCCGTCAACTACGAAATCAAAGCAAACTTGGCTCGACTTCTCTCCACTGAGGATCTCTTGGTTGAGAATAAGAAAGTTCCTACTGCTTGCTTTGATGTGGAGAGTCGGGTTCTCACTCTCCCTATGTGGGATAAGGCATCCAATGATGTTTATGACATGTTGGTTGGACATGAAGTGGGTCATGCTCTCTACACACCCAATGAATGGGATTTTGAGGAAAGAGTTCCTCGTCAGTTTGTCAATGTGACTGAGGATGCTCGAATCGAGAAGTTGATGAAACGTCGTTATCCTGGAATTGCTAAAAGTTTTTATAGAGGTTATAAGGAACTTTCTGAAGATGATTTCTTTGATCTGAAAGATAAAGATCTCACAAAGATGAATCTTGCTGATCGCATCAATCTTTACTTCAAGATTGGTAACTTTCAAGAGATTCCGATTCTTACGGAAGATGAACTTGAGATTGTAAACCTCATTCAAACACTGGAAACTTTTCAGGATTCTGTTGATGCTGCAGAGAAACTTTATCAACTCTGTAAAGATAATAAGATTGAAGAAATAAAACCAGAGAAAGATAATCAATCACCCACTAATGGATCCACTCAAGGTGGTTCTTCTAGTAACTCTTCCACAGGTGAACCACAACAGAAACCAGAAGGGGAGAAAGGAGAGGAAACTGAAAATGAAGAATCCATTCAAGTTGAAACTGATGAAGCGTTTCAGAATGGAACAAAGGATCTTTCTTCAGATAATTACAACTCTCCAACTGGTTATTATGAATCTCCAAATGTTAACATTGAGAATGTAATTGTTCCCAATCAAGAGATTCATAAAGAGATTGATGATTGGTTTAATCTTTTTCTTGAAATGAAACAAAAACATCTCTCTGATGATTTTCAAGAAATTGAATCAGAATTTGAATCATTTAAGAAAAGTGCACAGAAGGAGGTAAATTACCTTGTCAAAGAATTTGAATGTCGAAAATCTGCTGATTCTTATGCTCGTACTTCTGTTAGTCGGAGTGGAGTGTTGGACTGCTCTAAACTACACACTTACAGATATGAGGAAGACCTGTTCAAGAAAATCAGTGTAATTCCTGATGGAAAGAATCATGGTCTCATCTTTATTTTGGATTGGTCTGGGTCAATGGCAGAAATTATGGTTGACACCATCAAACAACTTTATAATTTGATTTGGTTTTGTAAGAAAGTTACCATTCCTTTTGAGGTCTATGCCTTCACAAGTTACTATAACAACCAACTTGAATTTAGAAAGAATCCAATTATTTCGAAGAAGATTGAAAATCAATTCATCATTGATGATGATTTCTCATTGATGAACTTGTTTACTCACAAAACAAATAAGAGGGATTTGGATCACCAGATGAAAAACATCTGGAAGGTTGTGAAAACATTTAATAACTACACCTATTACACTGCTCCTCCACGGATGTCATTGTCTGGAACTCCACTGAATGAGTCCCTGATTTGTTTACATAAAATTATTCCTCAATTCAAACAACAGAATAAACTTCAGAAAGTTCAGTGTGTGATTCTTACTGATGGAGAAGCACCTCCTCTTCGAGTTTATCGAAAGTTATCACATCCCTCTTTTGAAAAAGAAGATCTTGGTTCTTATCACATTCGTCAAGATCTTTCTTATCTTCGTAATCGAAAAACTGGACACACTTATAAGTTTGAAATTCCTTATTGGAGTTTCACTAAAGTCTTCTTGGATGATTTGAGACAATCATTTCCAGATGTAAACTTTATTGGATTCCGTGTTATTTCTTCTCGTGAGTTTATTAGTTTTATCAATCGTTATGAAGGTGTCATGACAGATGAAATGAAAAAGAATTATCGAAAACAAAAGAATTGTGTAATCAAAGATAAGTCTGGTTATCACTCTTATTTTATTCTGGTTAACAATTCACTTTCCAATGATGTTGAATTTGATGTCGAAGAGGATGCATCTAAATCCAAAATCAAATCAGCCTTTTCTAAATCTCTCAAGTCCAAATCCCTAAATAAGAAAATCTTAGGTGAATTTGTGGAATTGGTTTGTTGAGTCAGTTTTAGAAGTGTCCGTTCTCCATTGTGTGATTCGAATGGAGATTTATAATAACAACAAAGCAATAACACCGAATGACCATTTCCGTTGAACACCTTGTTTCATCACTTCAATCTCTTTATGGTGACTCTGTTACCTCTGGAGATTTGAGAGCTTGGTGTGCTCTCAACAACACATCTTATCAGACTGTTACTAAAAAACTGGATGATTATAAATGTGGTCGTGGTAAATGGAATCTGACCATTCAAGAAAAACTTGAACAGACTTATCAATCCCCTGCCGTTTCTCCTGCTATTGAACAGAATCTTATTCCTGAAAAAGATGACACCTTCGTCAAGTTTGGTAATTTTAGCGATCTTCGCAAAATTATTGAGTCCCGTTTATTCTATCCAACGTTCATTACGGGTCTCTCGGGTAATGGTAAAACGTTCTCTGTTGAACAAGCGTGTTCACAACTAAATAGAGAACTAATCCGTGTAAACATCACCATTGAGACTGACGAGGATGATCTTATTGGTGGGTTTCGTCTTGTTAATGGCGAAACTGTCTGGCATAACGGACCCGTCGTGGAGGCTCTTCAACGTGGAGCAATTCTCCTTCTAGATGAGGTTGACCTGGCATCTAACAAAGTTCTTTGTCTTCAATCTATTTTGGAAGGTAAGGGATTGTTCTTGAAAAAGATTGGTAAATATATTCACCCGACAAAAGGTTTTAATGTTATTGCAACTGCAAATACTAAAGGTAAAGGCAGCGATGACGGTCGCTTTATTGGAACCAATATTCTCAACGAAGCTTTCCTAGAAAGATTCCCAGTAACCTTCGAACAAGAGTATCCAAATCCCGCTAACGAGTATAAGATTCTCTACAAAGTTGCTGCTTCCACTGGAGCATTTACGGAATCTAGTGATCTTGATTTCTTGAAACGTCTTTGTGACTGGGCAGACATTATTCGTCGAACCTTTTATGAGGGTGGGATTGATGAAATCATCAGCACCCGTCGATTGGTTCACATTGTAAAAGCTTACAGCATTTTCAATGATAAAGGTAAAGCGATTCTAGTTTGTTTGAATCGTTTCGATGATGAAACAAAATTGGCTTTTCTCGAACTTTATGATAAAGTCGATGTTGATTTCATCAAACCAGATTCTGAGTTGGCATCTTAACTCGAATCTGTTATAATTCAACCATACAAATTATGCACAACATGAGTCACTATAGTGAAGCAACTGAAAAAGATTGGAATGATTTTTGGGCAGAGGATGGTTTTAGTATGACGGGAAATCCTGCAGGAGAATCACCAGACACAATTGTCTTTGGTGGAAGTCGAGTGATTGGTGGCCAAGGATCAGACACAATTGACTTTAGTGGAGATGGAGTGTTTGCAGCACAACCAGTTCCTGGACCATACCTTTATTTGGATGGTGGTGGTGAAGATCACATCTCTCTTACCTCATCAACTTTCAATCTAAACCTTCCAGAGGATACCAACAAGAATGGGTTCTGGAAGTATGAAGAAGATAAGACCCTGAAAGAGGTTCAGAATTATCTTTCTGGAACTTATAACTCTCACTACACTTCTAAAGATTCTAAAACACAAACTTTGGATCTGATAGAATCAATTGGTGATGCAGAAGCATTCTGTCGTTCTAATGCAATAAAATATCTTTCTCGATTTGGCAAGAAGGAAGGTAAGTCTAAACGAGACATCCTGAAAGCAATTCACTATTGTGTCCTTCTTTATCACTTTGCTGGTCTCCACAAACAAACATCCACTTATCCTTATTGATTATGAAACTTTCTGAATCCACCGTAAATCTTCTGAAGAACTTTTCTTCCATCAACCAATCCATCCTCTTCAAGGCTGGTAACAAGCTTCGAACCATTTCGGTTATGAAGAACATTCTGGTTGAGGCGACTGTAGCTGAGGAGTTTCCTCGTGACTTTGGTATCTATGATCTGAACCAATTCCTCAATGGTCTGTCACTGCATCAAAATGCAGAACTCGATTTTGATAAAGATGAGTATGTTGTAATCAAAGAGGGTCGTAGTCGTTCTAAGTTCTTCTTTGCTGATCCAAATGTGATTGTTGCTCCCCCTGAGAAGGAGATCTCTCTTCCCTCTGAGGATGTTTGTTTTGTTCTCACCAGTCAACAACTGGAGAAACTGAAGAAAGCAGCATCGGTTTACCAGGTTCCTGATGTCTCTGCCATTGGCGATGGTAAAGAAATCAAACTGGTTGCTCGTGATAAGAAGAATGACACTTCTAATGACTTCTCCATCATTGTTGGTGAAACTGACTCCGAGTTTGTCTTTAACTTCAAGGAAGAGAATCTGAAGATTGTTCCTGGTAACTATGATGTTGTTGTCTCCTCTAAGTTGTTGTCTCGATTCACCAATCAAAATGTTGATGTAACTTACTACATTGCTCTGGAACCTGATTCTACCTTTGGATGATACAGAAGTTTGAATCAGACGAGATTGTTATTCTTGATGACTTTCTGAATCAAGATCTTTTCGACAAAGCGAAGAAGAGAATCGATTCACATCTTCAAGAATACTTTCTTCATCATAATATTTCGTTAGAAGATGAAGGAGATCCTCGTTTGTTTTATGGGTTTGGTTGTAATTTTGTTGAACAAAAGAAACCAAACATTTATCAAAACAGATACAACACAGAGGTTATTCGTACAATCAATGAAAAAATAAAAGAAAGATTCGGATTCAAAAAAGTTGTTAGATCGAGATTAGATATGACAACTTATCGTGGAAAAGAACAAGTTGTATTTGGTCCACATATTGATGTAAATGGAATTCATTATACGACAATCTTTTATTTCAATACCTGTAACGCTCCTACAATCATCTATGAAAATAAGTTATATCGTGGAAGTGTAGATGAGAATTGTGAACTAGTAGAGAAACAACGTATTCTTCCAAAAGAAAATAGACTAATGTTGTTTCAAGGTAATCACATTCACACAGGAACAAATGCTACAGACATTTCACGTCGAATTCTTTTAAACTCTAATTTTATTTTTTGATTCATGAAATGAAACACATTCTTTTTACTCTTAAGGGTTGTTCAAGTGAAGCTCTTGATGATGAATCCTTTATAAGAGATTGCATCTATCATGCATCTAATCA